AGTCTACCCTAATATTCCCGCTAACTTGTCAGTAGTATTTATGCGGGCGGGCGTGCGGGGAAACTTCTTTTAGTAACCTAAAAATAAGTTAGATACCTTTTAAATTAGTTCTAGATAATGTTGGGGGTTTCCCAGTTTATTACTTCCGATAATCTACAATTAGCTGAAGTAATATGATAACTGTAATTATCGTATCTTATCGAGGTAAGTCATTGATTTTACTGTATATTATAAGGTATGATAAATATATATTTATATGGGGACACTAGGGCCACCCCACCCCATACCATAGCTTGTATGCAACGTAGGTAGAATTTTACCGGAAATCAGCCATAAACCAGAACGGTAATCGCTTGTATTAAGGGGTAACCCAATACGGGGGACGTTAGTCCCCGGGTAGGGGGTATACCCCTTTATTATACACCTAATTTCAGGTTTGTCAAGTAAAAAATTTATTTTCTAGAAGAAAAAGCTTGACAACTAGCGAATATGGTGTATAATATAATAAGGTGAGTACAAAACAGGCACATATCTCGTCAGTCTATTAAATTAGTATATATAAGGATGATATGGTGCGTAGTGTACTATAAAAAATACATACAAAGGAGGAGGTGGGTATGTCGGACGTTTTAAAGAAAATGGGGCCTCAAAAGGGTAAAAAAGATACAACAAAGAAACCTAGGAAAAAATTTGTAGGTTTAGCAGCAAAAGCAAAAAGGCGTAAACAGGTAAGTGAGTCCCGTTTAGCACAGCGTACAGGTATATCTGCTAAAGATAGAAGAATAAAAGAACTAATTAAAAAACTTACAAAAAATCCTGAATTTTATAAAAAAGGAATACCTAAAAAAAAACCAGATATTGATTGGGAAAAGTTAATTCCTAAATTAAAACCGTTTGAATTACTAAAAAAAGTAAAACCTCTCTCTAAAAAGGATATAGAAAAGTATCTTCTAAAGAAAGGGGGGAAAGCCTAATGGACAAGGACAAAAGAAAAAAATTGGTAAAGGATTCTATGAAAAGTAGAATAGCTTCTATAAATAGAAGTGTGGCTTCTCCTAAGTATATAGCTAAAGAATTGTATGGTTTAGATACAAAAAAGTTAGATACAACAAAACAGTCTGATTGGTTTAAAGCCTTTAATTTAGCTATTAAAATGAAGGGTGAGTCAGGTGGTAGAAAAATATCTGATAAAGACATTAAGAATGCTTTAAAAAAGGTAATAGATGCTAAGAAAAAAGGCAAGCCCCATCTAAAGAAAGGTGGCAAGGCTAAGAAGAAGTACGGCGTTGTAGGTAAACCAACTCTTAGAAAAGGGGGGAAAGCCTAATGGACAAGGACAAGAGAAAAAAATCGGTTAAAGAGAAGGAAAGGATAGAAAAACTTCTAGATGAATTTTTTAATAAGCACGCTAAAAAACTTAAAGAGCCTGCGGAATTTTGGCGTATATTGAAAAAAAGACCCGGAAAACAGAGTATACTATTAACTAAAAGAAAAAAACCAAGACAAGAACCTTTAGATATGAAACACGGCGGCAAGGCTAAGAAGAAGTACGGCGTTGTAGGCAAGCCTAAGCTTAGAAAAGGCGGAAAGGCCAAGTGAACCACTTACTCCCCCAAAAACACAAGCAAAAGAAGGAACTAACGGAGAAGCAGGAGCTATTCGTTAGTGCCCTCATCAGGAACGGCGGAAGCGTACCCAAGGCTATGAAAACAGCAGGGTATGAGGCTACCTCTCGGTCTTGGCTAGTGAACTCAGTATCCAATGAAATAGTAGAACGAACACAGAATTACTTAGCGACACACGGAATGAAAGCAGCTACTAACTTAATTAACGCCTTAGATGAAGACGGAACAACCCCCAAGGGTGACTTACGCTTGAAGGCGGCAGAAAGTCTTCTCAACAGGATAGGTATAGGTTCACGGGAAACTGTAGACCACAACGTAACAGCACTGCATGGTGTAGTACTCTTACCGAACAAGGAAAGAGAAGTTATACTAGAGGGAGAGAATTAGATGACTGAAACTAAAGTAGGAACAGGATTTCATAAAGGTTCAACCTTTACAAAAAATAAGGATGGTACGGTAGACGTAGTTACCAAGGATGGTAATAAAACTACATATTCAAAAAGAGATTGGAATAAAGCTAAAATGCAAACAGTATATAGAACTGTTAATGAAGAAACTGGCAAGGTAGAAGAAGTATTTGATGATTCTAAAGCATTTAGATGGTTAGAACGAAATACTACCAGAGGACAGATGGAACGAAAAGGTGAACCTCTTCAACCTACTTTAGCAAAAAAAGTTAAGAAAAAGGGTGGCTATATCAAGAAGTACGCTTATGGAAGTATAGTGCGAAAGGTTAAAGGGATATAGTGGCGGTACCGGCAGTAGCAGTAGTTTTAGCTTTCATAGCTAGAGTAGGTGGCCCTTACGCTATCAAAAAAGCTATAAAGAAATTTGGCAAGAAGGCTGTACAAAAAGCTACCAATAAGATGACGTATATAGGTAAGGAAATTGCTAAGAAATCCAAGTCATTCAAAGATACGAAGATAGCGAAGGAATCAGCTAAGATACAAAAGAAGTTGAATTTATCTAACAAACCTCCGTTCTATAGGAGACTAGAAAAAGGCGGAAACGTAAAGAAATATGCAGGGGGAAGTACTGTGCGGAAACCTAGGAGTTACTAATGCCAAAACTAACACCCTTACAAAAGATAAAAAAAGAACTAGAAAAACTAGAAGCCTTACACGCAAAGGAAGAGGCGATAGTTGAAAAGATTGAAGAAGTTATTGACGAGGCTGAAAACGAGGAGTAGATGCCTAACGAAAACCCAAGTATTAGATGAACCTAACAACAACAAAAGACAACAGATTTAGACAATGGATAAAAAAGAATTACAGAGTAGACCCCAACGAATTAAAACCACCGGAATTGCACGATAAATTTATCGTATACCTAGCATGGAAGAAAGCAGAACAACCACCCAACACGAAACAAGAAAAACCTCAACAATACCTTACGGATACAAATTAGATGACAACAAGAAGACGCTATTACCCATCCCAGAAGAGCTTACGGCTTATAGAAAAGCAAAAGATTATCTACAATCTTGCTCTTATCGGGAAGTTGCTACTTGGCTATCAGCCACGACAGGACGTACCATATCAGCTCAAGGGTTACGAAAAAAGGTCTTAGGAGAAAGGAATGGCGGGTAATATTAAAGAACCAAAAATAAAAGAAATTGAACTTGATAAGAATTTAAAGAGTTTAATAAAAAAAGGATTGGTTATAAAAGTTAAAGGTGGATATATTCTGTCCCCATTAGGGATGAAGTTATTTGGAGGAAAAAATGGTAAGCCTAATAAAAAAGGTGGAAAAATTAAAACTTATAAAAAAGGCGGTAAAGCTAAGTGAATGAAGTACCTCCTCCTAAACCTAAAAGGCAGTACAACTACAGTATTTCTACGAAACTTAGGAAAGCGGCTCAAAAGAAGCTACGCCAAGCTAAGAGGACAACTGAAAACAAGGTAAAACAGGTAAAAAGACAGCGAGACAAGGTTAGGTTCATAGAAAAAGGACTTAAAAAGATAGAAGGAACCTTAAATGGTAGAAATCCGGCTGCTTTAACTGAGGATGACATAAAAACAGCACCAAAAGTACTGAAGGAACACTTAGAAAAAGAAAATATAGTATTTCAACCCAATATTGGGCCACAAACAGATTTTTTAGCCTCTCCGGAACGTGATGTTCTGTATGGAGGTGCAGCAGGCGGTGGAAAATCATACGCTCTACTAGCTGATTTACTTAGGTACGCTCATTTACCCGACCACAGGGCTTTGTTAATTAGACGAACTCTCGATGAATTAACAGAGTTAATTGATAAAAGCAAGCAATTATATCCTAAAGCATTTCCGGGAGCAGTATTTAAGGAATCAAAATCCATGTGGATATTTCCTAGTGGAGCTACCGCTTGGTTTTCTTATCTAGATAGAGACAAGGATGTTACAAGATATCAAGGACAAGCTTTTAATTGGATAGGTATAGATGAAATAACACACTATCCTACTCCTTATGTTTGGGAGTACTTACGTTCACGATTAAGAACGACAAATGAAGAAGTAAAGCCTTATATGAGGTGTACAGCCAATCCCGGCGGTGTAGGTGGATGGTGGGTAAAGAAAATGTATATTGACCCTGCTCCTCCACATGAAACATTTGCAGCTAGGGATATAGATTCAGGCGATATTTATAGATGGCCTGAACAACATGAGAAAGCAGGACAACCTCTTTTTCAACGAAAGTTTATACCTGCTAGATTAACAGATAATCCTTACTTGATGCGGGATGGTCAATACGAAGCGATGCTTCGTTCCTTACCGGACGTAGAAAGAAAAAGATTACTCGATGGTGATTGGGAAGTTGCGGAAGGTGCAGCTTTTCCGGAATTTATGCGTTCTACTCATGTAGTAGAACCATTTGAAGTTCCTATAGGATGGCAACGAATGCGTTCTGGTGATTACGGATACGCCTCTCCATCTTGTATATTATGGGGTTGTATAGATTTTGATGGTAATATCTATATTTATCGTGAGTTGTACAATTCGGGATATACAGGTGATGTATTAGCTCGTCTTATACTAGAGATGGAAAGAAATGACCCTGAGATGTTTTTATCTGTACTCGATACAAGTTGTTGGAATAAAACAGGACTAGGCCCAAGCATAGCAGAAACTATGTTTAGGAATGGTGCTCGTTGGATTCCGGCTGACAGGGATAGGGTATCAGGAAAAGTGGAAGTTCATAGGCGATTAGCGATGAACCCATTAACAGCAGAACCAAGATTAAAAATATTTAGTACGTGTACAAATCTAATACGAACTTTAGCTAGTATACCGACTTCCAAAACTAATCCAGAGGATGTAGATACAAAAGCGGATGACCATGCTTATGACGCATTACGATACATGATTATGACACGACAATCTAACCAACCAACACTTAATACTGCACTTAATAAAATAAAAAATAAAGTACAGTATGAACCAAGTGATTCAGTTTTTGGGTATTAGGTAATATTCAAAGAAAATAAGTAAATACATAAAAAGGAGAAAACTATGCCACAGAATGATTATAACTATGGTAAAGCTTATATTTGGAAACAAGATAAGGAAAAATGGAATAGGGCTGATGCTCCACTAACTCGTGAAAAGAAAGATTTTGACGCTCATGGTGGAACAGGACAACCTAAACAATTTATTCAAGCTGTTCCAACTAAAAAAAGTGAAAAACTAAGTTCTAAAATTATGAATGCAGATAAAGAAAAACCGTTAAACGGTAATAGCAACGATTAATTATAAAGGAAAATATGGCGGATATTAAGCAAGGAACAGACCAAGCTTCAACTATGCCATCAGAAGAACTACCCGGAATTATTGGGTATGTAACAAATAAGTATACAGAATCAAAAACTTCTCGTCAAACACATGAAGCTAGATGGTTACGTGCTTATAAAAATTACAGAGGTGTCTATGATAGCACCACTCAATTTCGTGATAGTGAAAAAAGCAAAGTCTTTATTAAGATAACAAAAACAAAAACACTGGCTGCTTATGGTCAGATTGTTGATGTTTTATTTGCTAATAAAAAATTTCCGATAACAGTTGAACCTACACCTGTACCAGAAGGTATAGCAGAATACGCACACCAAGCAGTACCGGGTGAAGAACAACTACAATCTCCGTTTGGGTATAAAGGTGATGGTAAAGAATTACCTCCGGGTGCTACCGAAGCTATTGCTCCTATGGATAAATTAGGTGGATTAAAGAATAAATATACCGGTGCTACTATTTTAGAAGGAGCAGGAAGATTACCTAATCAACCACAAATATCTCCGGCTAAAGAAACTGCATTACGTATGGAAAAAGTTATTCACGACCAGTTATTAGATAATAACGCTGTTAATACTTTACGTCATTCTATATTTGAATCTGTTTTATTAGGTACAGGAATTGTTAAAGGCCCATTAAATTACAATAAAACTGTTCATAAATGGACAGAAGATAAAACTTATATTCCTTATGATAAACTAATTCCTAAAATTGAAGCAGTATCATGTTGGGATTTTTTTCCTGACCCTGCGGCTACAAGTCTAGGAGATTGTGATTATGTAATACAACGACATAAATTTACTCGCTCCCAGTTGCGTGACTTAAAAAATATGCCTTTTTTTGATGAAGAAGCAATTGAAAGTTGTTTGGCTATGGGTGGTAATTACAATACAGAATATTATGAAGATATTATTCAAACTTATGACAAGCAAAACTATGGGGAGGGAGTAACTTCTGATAGATTTGAAGTGTTAGAATACTGGGGTGTTTTAGATAAAAGTCTGTTGGAACAAGTTGGTGCTGATATACCTTCCGATATGGAAGAAATTTCAGAAATGCAAGTTAATGTTTGGGTTTCTAATACACAAATTTTACGAATAGCGATAAATCCATTTACACCACAACGCATACCTTATCAAGCTTTACCTTATGAAATAAATCCTTATCAATTATTTGGTGTAGGCGTTCCTGAAAATATGGAGGATGCACAATTACTTATGAATGGACACGTTCGTATGGCTATTGATAACTTGGCACTGGCGGGTAATTTAGTTTTTGACGTGGATGAAGCATCACTGGTACCGGGACAGAATATGGATATATTTCCCGGAAAGATTTTTAGAAGACAATCAGGTGTAACAGGAACAGCTATCAATGGATTAAAGTTTCCTAATACGGCACCAGAAAATTTACAGATGTACTTACAAGCTAGACAACTAGCTGATGAAGAAACAGGAATACCTTCTGTTATGCATGGTCAAACAGGCGTATCAGGAACAGGAAGAACAGCATCAGGATTATCTATGTTACTGAGTGGAGCAAATCTCTCCATAAAGACAGTGATGAAAAATATAGACGATTATCTATTAAAACCATTAGGTGAATCTATGTTTCAATGGAATATGCAATTTAATACAGATAATCCAGAAATAATAGGAGATTTAGAAATTAAACCTAGAGGAGTGGCTAGTGTAATGCAGAAAGAAGTTAGGTCACAAAGACTAACAGCATTACTACAAACCGTTGCTAACCCTATGTTAGCACCATTCATTAAGATACCTAATCTAATTAGAGAATTAGCTATAGCACAGGATATAGACCCTGAATCACTAGTGAATGACATGAACGATGCAGCAATATTTGCTGAAATGTTGAAAGGATTAAATGCAGCACAGCAGCAAGAAGGTACTGGAGAAACTCAAGCCCCTAGTCAACAGCAACCAATGGGAGGTTCTCAAGGAGTACCTACAAATGGAAGTGGGCAAGACCCATCGGGCGTTGGTAATGGCACAATCGGAACAGGAAATGTTCCGCAATCAGGGGAGAGCAATTTTACTGGGTCAGCTCCTTAAATTAAGAGATAATGTTAACGCAGTAGAAAAGGAAATAAAGGAATAAAATGTTACCAGAAAATCAAAATGATGTACCAAATATTAATCTAATAAATAGTGATATTGCGACATCTACTAAGTTATTAGACCCTATTTATGATATGAAGCCTAATATAGAAGGATTAGACTCTCCAACTGGTAAGGAAGAGGATACTACAACTAAAAAACGATTCCAAAGTACAGTTTCTTCTTCGGCTGTAGCTGATGTATCAGACGTTTATGCTGAACAGATGAGAGCTTTAACAAGTGACCCTGCGTATAGAATAACTCCTTTTCAAGATTCAGATGCAGTTGGAATTGTAGGTGCTGACAGTGACTATTTTAGTACAGGAGCTAATCTAAAATCTCAACAAAGTTATGCTTCTCAATTTGATAATGTAAATGGGGATAATATAGATTCTTATTATACTACTAATAAAAAAATTGGTACTACTACAGGTAATGTATTTAAAGCCGTAGAAGGATTTGGTAAATCCATAGAAGGATTTCAAGAACAAGTAAAAGAAGCAGGAATGTCTCCACTATTTACTGCTGCAATGGGGGCAAGTATCCCGGCAACAGTTTTAGCAAGTGCTGCAAGTTGGATAGGATTAGGATTAAAACAAGAAAAAGACAAGAATAACTTTTTAAAGGAGTTTGGTGAAAAAGGTTTTAGTCAAGAATTATTAGGTAAAAGTTATCCTTATGCAGGAAAAGCAAATAAAACTGGACAACAATTTTTAGAACATATTCTATACAATAGTAATAATCCCGGATATGCATTAAAGTATAATGCTTATGGGGGTAAAAAAGGTTTTAAAGGTAATCATATAGATGCTTTAGCAAAATTTATGAATGATTCAATGGACAATAATATTATACCTGAAAGTAATATATTGAATATGTCTGCTAATAGGTATAATACTCAAGGTGGTAGTAATGCGTATATGACTACTACGGCTGCTCAAAAAGCTTTAGAAGGTAAAGGATGGCAAGTAAAAGGTCGTGTAGCAATATCCCCCGATGGTACACAGTACTTAGACGGTAAAGTTTGGGCCGGAAAAGATGTTAGTGGTATAATTAAAAAGAAATATGGTTTTGTAAATACATTAGAACCCGATGTTGTAAAAAAAGACACTTCAGTAATAAAATCTAAAACTGAACCTGTGATAACTCAACAATCAATACTTGAAGGTTTAAGAAAAGAAAAAATAGATAAGCAAAAAGCACAAGCATCTGAAAAGAAAGATTATGAAAAGCCATCTCCTCAAGGTGGTGGTGGACAAGATGCTAGTACATGGCAACCAACACCTAGTGTTACTCCACAGGCTACTCCAAGTTATGAATATGATGCTAGTGGTAGAAAAGGATATTCTTTTGGCTTACAAGCAGGTGGCCCAGTACCAATAGGTAATCCTATGGGACAACAACAGGAACAGCAACCTATTCAAGACGCAGGAAACTTAGAACTTGTTCAAGAGCAAGGAAAAGACCAGTCAGGCGTGGCCGATGATGTAAAACGACAATTAAATGAAGGTGACTTTGTAATTAACGCACCGGCTCGTGAAATGGCAGGACACGGTGATATAGAAAAAATGGTTATGAAAGCTATAACAGAATTACAACGTAAAGGTGTTAAACTTGATTTTGGACAAAAAGCGGAAGACCCTAATTCAATTGTTCAGGCTTTAGTTAGTAATAAGGAATTAATAATACCGAAAATTATAGCTGAGCAAATAGGATATGACCGTTTAGAGAAGATAAACAACCGTGGAAAACAGCGAGTTGATGAAATAGAAAAAGAAAAAGCACAACAAGAAAAAGGATTTGTACAACTAAATCCACAAGGACAGTCACCTCAACCCGTACAGATGGGAGGAGTAGTAACTCTGGAAGAAAATAAGAATCAACCTATAGCGGTACCAAGAGAAAGTTTTGCTACAATGAGTTCGGTAGGAAAGAAATTGCTGTCTCCTTTATCCCCTGAACAAGCGGATAAGGAACTGACAGAACTATCTAAACCTTCTCAAAGTTTTGAAGGATTTGTTAAACCTATTAAGATGAACGAAGGAGGAAAACTTGAATTTACTGATGAGGAGTTTGATGCCTTAATTATGAGAGAAAGTTCTGGTGACCCTAAATCAAAAGGTGACATAAAGACAGGTGATACAGCAGTAGGATTAACTCAAATTAGAGGTTTAGCATTAGAAGACGTAAATAAAGAATTAGGAACTAATTATTCAAAAGATGATTTATTAAATGACCCAGAAATAAGTAAATTAGTAGGTAAAACATATCTTAATCAACAGTTAAAAAGATTTGGTGATAAAAAACTTGCATTGGCTGCATATAACTATGGGCCAACAAATGTAGAAGAACTTACACAAGGAAGTATGTTAAATTATCATAAATTACCATCTGAGGTAAAATCTTATGTAAGTTTTATTCTTGATAAAACTATACCAGAAATAAAACCTAAACCAATAATTCCTACAATAAAACCCAAGCCCCAACAAACGGGGATGATGGCAGTAAACTAACAAGTTTCCTGACGTAACACTCAGGATTAGTACAAGGCTACTTATGCACAAGGCATAACCCCGGTGTACTCAACAACCAAGAATCGGCTACTCACAGTAATGTGACCCCGAAGGAGGCAATTATGGCTCAAGCGAAAGCGAAAGAAGCTGAAATACAAGAAAAAGAAAACGTGGCTGAAGAAAACGTGGCTACTCCCTACCAAAATCCTTATCGCAAGGATGATTACAAAGAGGTAGATGACCCCCGTAAAACTGCAGAGGACACTGAAAAAGCTACTCCTCGAGATGCAGGTTTCATAACAAAAGACGAAACACAGCCAACCCACGACTTTAAGAAAAGATACGATGACCTAAAAGCTCACTACGATAGAAAGATTAATGAATCTAGACAGAAGGAGGAAGAGCTTGAAGCGAAACTTAGACTAGCTCAAAAAAATAAGACAATGGCAAACTATAAACCGCCAAAGTCTGATGATGAATTGAAACAGTTTAAGGATAAGTATCCGGATGTATATGATGTGGTAGAGACAATTTCTCAAAGGCAAGCTGTACAGCAAACAGAATCTTTGCAAGAAGAAGTTAAAACACTTCGGAAACGTGAAGAGGACTTAGTTGTACAAAGTGCATATAGGGAATTGGTTAATGCTCATGAGGATTTTAATGAAATTAAAGATTCCTCTGAATTTTTAGAATGGTTGGATAAACAACCTTCATCAATTTCGGATGGTGTCGTTAAAAATAATAAGGATTCAAAATGGGCAATTCGTGTTCTAGACTTGTACAAAGCAGATAGCGGTTTAAGCAAAGGCAAACCCAAATCAGCTACTGGTGCGGCAGCAAGCGTGACAAAGACTAAAGCTAAGTCTGTAAATATTGATGCTAACTCCGGTAAACGTATTTGGAAGGCTTCTGAGGTTCAACGATTGAAATCTTGGGAGTACGAAAAAGTTGAGAAAGATATTGATTTGGCCGTTAAAGAGGGCCGATTTGATAACGAAGCTTAATTTTTTCTAAAACCTTAACTTAGAAACTCAAGGAGGCTAACAATGGCGATTAGTGCGTCAGGCGGTTACGCCAATTTACCGGCAGGTAATTGGTTACCGGCAGTATATAGCCAAAAAGTTTTAAAATATTTTCGCAGAACTTCGGTTGCTGAAGACATCACCAATACGGATTATGCGGGAGAAATTGAAAACTACGGCGATACTGTAAAAATTATTAAAGAGCCTACTGTTTCGGTTTCTAGTTACAACAGAGGTGCTGTTGTTAACACACAAGATTTGGCTGATAATCAGACGACTCTTGTTGTAGACACAGCCAACTACTTTGCTTTTAAAGTGGATGATATCGAAGAAAGACAATCACACGTCAACTGGGAAGCTCTAGCAGCTTCTTCAGGTGCTTATGCGTTAAAACGTAAGTATGACCGTGATATCTTAGAAGGTATTTCTACGGCTACTAGCATTAACTCTGGAACTACCGTCACTGTTACAACAGGTGCGACCGCTTTTGATATATTAGCGGAAGCAGCTAGAGTACTGGATGACAATCACGTTCCGGAAGAAGGTAGATGGTTCGTTGCGGCACCAAAGTACTATCAGTTCTTGGGACATGATGATTCCAAAGTTGTTGACATGAGTGTCATGGCAGCTAATGAAACATCACCACTTAGAAATGGTATGGTAACTAACAAGCCGGTAATGGGCTTTAATTTAT